GCGTGTCGTCTTCAAAAATGGCAGGAAGTTCTACAACCTCCCACTGGTCAGCCAGAGGATCTTTAGCCATCGCACGAAGCAGTTGACCCGTCATGTCCTTTTCGGACCACCGGGTCTGAACCAAAACTATCGACCCACCCGGCTGGAGTCTCTGTCGGGGGCCCCCTGTGTACCAATCCCACGCATCGTCAAAACCATTCGCTGACATCGCCGTCTGTTCCGAATGCGGGTCATCAATAATTACCAAGTCCCCACCACGACCCGCGAGGTTGGAGCCGACTCCCACCGCATAGTACATCCCGCCAGAGGCAGTATCCCAACGACCAGAAGCTTTACTATCAGCAGCCAGACGAACTTCCGGGAATATTTCTTTGTAATCATCGCTATCAATCAGGTTTTTTGTTTTACGTCCAAAGTTAACAGCAAGCTCCGTGGTATGCGTTGCCTGAATAATCTTCATCTTTGGATTTTTACCCATCATCCATGCAGGAAACAAGAACGAAGCAAACTCTGATTTAGTATGTCGCGGGGCCATGTTGATAATCAAACGCTTCAACTCACCCGTGGCTACACGCTCAAGCTTATCAGAGATAATTTTATGGTGACGACCAGCGATAAACTCTGGCCACATATTTTTTACAAAGATCAAAAAGTCATCACGACAAGCTTCATTACGTTCAATCTGAGCTAGCCGAAGACGAAGTTTCGCCTCCTGATCTGAAACATCCATAGGGGGCCCCTAACTGCACAAAATATACGCATAAATATGCACAATAATTAGGCAGTTAACAACTCATATCATTTTTCACATAAATATTTGCGAGAAACATGGCCCTAGCTAGCGCTAGCCAGCGCGTGGGCGGCGGCGCGAAAATCGCGGAAAAATGGCGGAAATCCGCGGTTTTTGACCCGATAGCGCGGGGCCCCTAACCACGGCCAACGGGCCGCGCTGCGCGGGCAATATCGACGCGCTGCGCGTCCGGCTGCCGGTTGCCGGTGGCCAGATCCAGCGGGCCAGATCCGGCGATTGCGAGCCGGTTGCCGGTGGCCGGTGACAACGGCCAACTGGCCACGAGTGACGGGCCGGTATGTTTAGGGCATGGGGCGCGGGGCATGGCCCGCCGTGATTAACTGGTTTAATGGCGCAACGCGGGCCAGTAACGGGGCAAAAGAAAACCCCCGCTGGTAACCTACCGGCGGGGGCGTTGTGGGCGTTGTGGGGCGTTTATTCCAACTCCAACTTTACGTTAGCGTCGGCCAGCACTTCGCGAATAGCGGCTTTCAAATCGTCGGCGCGGCTTTCGTCATCAAGCCCCTCTGGCAACCGCTCGTCAATCATTTCGCCGATAGCGTCTTGGTGATCCCAAATTTCAATTTCGTAATCATCCAACGCCCGTTCAATTTCCCTTTCGGCTATGCTTTCGGCCAATGCTTCAACCTTGTCACCGATTAAACCCATAACCGCGTCACCCAACTGGTCTAGCTGTTCGGCTTTTAATGCGTCGCGGCGGTTGGCATATTCTAGCTGTTGTTGAAGCCGTTCTATTTCGGCGTCTTTTGGATCAACGATAGAATCATTATCAAAATTTAAATCTTGCATAGTTTTAGTTTCCCGTAATTCGGGGGCCGCCACCGTGGCAACCCCAACGCCGCCCATTATATGCGATTAATCCCATATGTAAACCCCCCATAAAAAAAGCCCCGCCGGTTGGCGGGGCCAGTGTGGAATATATGCGGGCCGGTTATGCGGCCACGGCGGCAACCCGTTGCCAGTCGGCGGGCTTCATATTCAAGACTTGCCCGCCCCGTAATTGCCACGCGTCCACGTCGTCGGCGTCGGCTTTGTTCGCAACGGCTGTTACCGCATTAACCAACGTGGCGCGGCTTATCGGCTGGCCCTGTTCATATCCGGACTGGCCGATTGTATCCAGCAACCCGTCTAAAACGCTGGACGTTTCTTTTTTGGTTAATTGCATCACGCGGCCCAAGTTTTGGACAACTTCGGTTTTTTCAACCGCCACGCCGTCGATTACGTCGGCGGCGGCTTGTTTCATTTGCTCAATTACGGCGTCGAATGAATCACGGCTAGAATATGCGGAAACCAAATCAGTAAGCTTTAATTCTAAAGCTTTATTGTCGGCATCTTTCGCCGCGTCGGATAACAAGCCCCAATCATCCATATCACGGGCCGACGTGATATGACTAGACCGCGTTTTATTTTGGGTCTGCATTCCGTTAAGACAAGCCAATGTCCACGCAATCTGATAAACAGAAACGGAACCCGCGCCAACTTCAGAGTTTTGCAAGCCGATACCGTTGGCCATGATATCGCCGACATTTGCGCCCGTGCCGGTTTGATTTAATGACCGCAACCGCAAATAAAGCCGCTTGTCGGTAATGTCGGCATTCACAACTTGAAAAAGCGCGGGGTTTTCCATTAACGGCCGCAACGTAGATTCCAACAAATTGATATTATCAAATGTCTTAAACTTGTCAGAAACAAAAGCCCGCAAAACGCCGTTCGGCTTTTCTGAGCTATTCCATTCTGAGCGCGGCGGCACGTTTAAACCAACCCCGCCAAATACTGGCGGCTGTTCGGTTGTTATGTCATGCGTTCTTAGCATCCGGCGGGCTGGCTTTTTTTGCCAGATTGCATTTATGAGCGCGTCGAATTCTGGCGAATATTCGGCTTGCAACCGGCGGGCCGTTCTAGCGTCAATATCGGCATGACTGGCAATCTGGCCGAATGCCACATCATTTATATCAAAAATTCTGGTAGGTTCACCCCCGCGCTGTTCAATAACCACTTGGGGCCGCCCGTTGTCCGACGTGATTTTTTGCAAGTCATGCGTCGGGGCCAGATAATCGGCGGCGCGGGCGTGTTGATCCTGAACTTTCAAAAGTAAGTTTTGAAGCGAGTTTTTGTTGTTTTCGATTGTATGTGTCATTTTTTCATTTTCCCGTAGTTGTTAAAAAACCGGCGGGCATTATTGCGCCGCCGGTCATTTTCATATCAGATTATGCGATATTATGCAATATGAAATTTTTAAAATTTCTATTCGGCCCCTATATCCCCCGCGACGTGGTGCCGGATAATAGCGCGGGGCGATAGCGTTTTGACAAAAGCCCGCAACTTGTCGCCGTCCGATTGTTCTTGTTCTTGGCCAGCCGTGGCCGTCCAATGCAAGGCAACATTACCGCCCGCCGCATAACACCCGCCGCGCTCGCCGTTTTCAATTTTTTTCTTTTTGACGCCGTGGCCAGTAAACCCGACAATATAATCACGATTTAGGCGGGCGCATAACGGGCCGTCTTTCCCGCCGCAATTAACACACCCGACATTATCCAGATATTCGGCGGGGCATCTAATGACGCGAACGGGGGCCGGTATATCGTCGCGTTCAATAGTCGCGTGTTTCCCATTTTTCCAAAATGATTTTTTGACGACGGTCACAACCGGCGCGATTTTATTAGCGCATATTGCCACGGCTTCGGCCAAGTTATCGGCGCTAAAATTTATCGTTGTCTTATTCGGGGCCAGTTTATGAGCCCAGTATAACGGGTGAAAATGAGAATAAGTAAAACTCTCCCCGCGACGCGGCTTGGCTTCTAGCACGGCGTCTAGATATTCAAAATCTATTTGACCGGCCCCGCAACCCTGCCCGCTATCGTTTAATTTGCAATCAGCGGGGCATGTTCCAAAATTATTAGCTTTGCCCGCTCTATATGTAACGGCCAAGCCCGACGTTTTGTTGGCGGTTGAATTTTTAACAGTTTTTAACATTATAGCCCCCTACATCTAAATCTGAACACGCAATAACTTGAACACTTGAGCCAATATGAGCCGATCTAAGTATTGCGGCAAGCTTGGCCTGTTCTAATGTTTCGTATGTTTCATCCGAAAGCCCATAGCTTCGCGCTTCGTCTTTTATTTTATACATTTTCTGATTTCCCATAGTTATGCGATTTGTCCCATATATAGAAAAAACAAAACCCCGTCAAGATATATTGACGGGGCCTAGTATTTTTTAAAATTTTATCTTCAACGGCGGCGGCTTATATGTCGCGTTCGCTTTTGCGTGTGTTTTTCCCAGTCCGGCCCGTACAGTAACCGGCCAATAATAGAAAATATAAACATTAGTTCGCAATCTCCCGTTCTTCTAAATAAAAGTTCAAATCCTGCAACACCCGAAAAACGTGATTGTCTGGTTCACCCTCTTCGTAAAAATGTTGCTGTTCACTGCACCAGTTATAATCAATCAACTGGCGCAATCCCTTTAACATCCGCTGTTCTGCTGTTTCAGTCATGGCTCACCTCATCCTCAATGCGTCTGAATACTTCTTCAATTACTGAAACCGTAGCGTCAATGCTATCATCGTCAGGAATCCATACGCCCTCGCGCAAACCTTCCATGTCACGCAAAAGACATTCTTTCAACTCTTCGTTCGTCATATCTCTTAAAAATGATTTAGCCATCGTTCATAACTCCCGTAGTAATTAACAATGACCCTATATATAGGATTATCTGGGAGAAATCAAGTCAAAAAGCACATCCCAGTTAAACTTGCCTTTTTGGTGGTGTGTTGGCTCGACGGATTGCAAGCCCTCCATTTTCAAATCAACCGCCGCGCTGGCAGGATATAAAAACATTTCCGGTTCATCTGTCGGTTTGTTCTGTTTCTTAATCAATATCCACGACGGGCTATGTTGATGACGAGATAACCACGCCACTTGTGACGGCTGTAACGTGACGCCATTGCTTGTTAAAAATTTAAGCTCCACAAAATGAAACACACCAAACTCGTCACATATAAGCAAGTCTGGTATTCCGGCTCCCACATAATTCTCAATCCGCGTCAGCAGCAACTTCCGCTTCGACCTCTGCGCCGCTTCCTTTATCTGCTTGTAAAAGCCGCTTTCTCGCTTTGTTGCGATTACTGGGGTTTTCATCTTCCGGCGTGACGTTGATTGTGACTGGGGCATAACTTTGCTTGAGTTCCTCTAGCGCTTTCAGAACATCCTCTTTGCTCATACTGTCGATAGAGCCATGACGGATTTCTGATTTGTTGACGTATATGTCCCCCTGCGCTTGTCCCCGTCTGTATTCAGCTTGCACGGCGGCACTGTATGCACCGTTCTGCAAAGCCAAATCTCTTATGTTCTGCAAATCTCTTACGTGCCGGTGAAACGTAATGCCATATTTTTCATCAAGTTCTCGCCGATACGATTGTATAGCCGCCACGACATGGGGCGATATGTGCGGGTTGGTCAGTTCATAGGCCCTGCTATGTGCAGACGTTACAGCATACCCAGCGTTTATGGCCGCCTCGCGCAGTGTAATCTGCCCGTCTTTACTCACCAGTTCCTTTACAAAAAGTTCCTGCTTACGAGTCAGGGGCTGGTCTACACCAGCCGGTGGTCTGCCCCGCCGTTCTCTAGGTTTTCCTGTTATCTTACCCGCCGCTACTCTTGCCATAATACCACCGTTAAAAAGGTCACGTTCAAATATTAATAGCGTATCTACTATATAGGTTCAAAATTATTTTTTATAAAAAACCAAAAATATCTGCAATAAGGCCGATTTTGAGGTAACACCATAAAATAAAGGGTGTTACCTGTTAGTGTTACTTTTTTTGTTATATATTACAATGAGTAACATGGTAAAGTAACGTGGTAACGCTGGTAACACCTATTTTGAAAATAAAAAAAATATTTTTTTGTTTTTGAGCCTATATAGTAGATACGAAACTAAAAAAGCGCGACCCGTGGGCCGCGCTCTCTAAATCATTGTTCTTGTTGATGTTTCACCCATTGCTGGTGTGATCTATCGAAGTAACGCAACCACTCTTCGACAAACTCAAGGTGTGTACACCTCTCATCTTTTGACGGTTTGATGCTATTTTTGCCGACTTCAAAGAAGCCGACCGGCACCATTTTGTCTGCGCTTTCTGAAGCGTAGGACAAGCCGCCCATGTCTGTTACGTGGCTGGTTTCGTCAGGACCGTACCAGACGGAGACGAAATGCGGGTACGAGCTACCGTTGTAGTTCGCCGCGTTTCTGGCCGCGGTCAGCGGGTCAAGAGCCTTGGCCCACGAGCCGTAGAATCCGGCGGTTGAAGCGATATAGGTGAAGCCGTTAGGCAACACCCAGTCTTTTGCACAATCAGTCATACTGATCTCCCGTTGTAATTAACGATTTCAAATAGCGGGTGGGCGAGATGGTCTACTAAGACCGTAGGATTGACCCCCAGCGTTACGTTAGAGGGTTCGCGCAGGTGTGTTCACCACCTCGCCCGTACAATCATTTCTGATTGTTCTTATACTATAGCATACTATCCCATACTTGTCAAGCATTAATTTTTTAAAAGTTTTATGTGCTGTTAACCGAATTTAAGTTAACATCCCATAATCGCCCATAGAAGCCCATACACAGGATTTGGGTGTTTTCCGGTGGTTTACTACCTTTGACCGGCCAACGGCGTTTTTGGCTTCCACCAACGATTACAGAGCATCTGCGACATAGTGTCGCACCCATCATTTTCTGACTTCAAATATATGGGATTTTATGATAGACTCTTATACATGGTAGTAGTCTACCTTTTACAACTACGGGAGAAAGCTATGGGAAAGAAAGATCCTTTTGGCTTCTTGGACGAGATGCTTGGGCCGTTGATCCAGCCACCCAAGCCGGTCAAGAAACCAAAACCAAAGCCTGTTAAAAAACCAAAATAAAAATTAGGGCGGCCATGTGCCGCCCTTTTTTAATGCGTGGTCTTCGGGTTTTCGTTTTCATACTCGACCGCGGCGCGGGCTCCGCTGGCCATGCACGACGTGATCATGCCAATGGCCGTTGTCGAGTCCGGCGAGGATATTATCAGCCGGAAGATAATCGCGGTCAGTGCGCCGCCCATTACGGCTCCTGCGCCGTGGCCATCCTTGGCCATTTCATCCAGCAGGTCTTCGACCCGCTTACCGGCTTCATCAAAGCTATCGCTGCTATCCACGTTGTATCCTTTCCCAAGCGGCTCTTGTTTTCCACGCCCGCTTATAAGCTTCACGGGTATGCTCACCCTTAGATACTGTAAGTGAAGCGTGTAAATCTACCACCCGTTCTATTTCGTTGAGGGCCGTCGGCCAATCCATGTCTCTCGACAATTTTAAAATTTCTTCTCTCTTGTTCATGAAGCATCTCCCGTGGTGCCCATATTTGAAACCAGCAATCAGAACATAAGAACCGGCCAC